AATCCTTGAAAGCGTATTACTAGAAGCAGTATCTTCAAAATAAAGTGCTGCACTGCTACCGGCTAAGTGTAGTTTACCTTGAGGCGACGACGTTCCAACCCCAACATTGCCCGAGCTGTCGATTCGTAGGCGACTGCTGCTACCTGTTCCAAAACCTAAATAATTACCGTTGTGGTTGTATTCCACAAATCCTGCATATTCAGCAGCACCAGATGTACCATCACTGAAATAAAGCGAACCAAGGCTAGATGTTCCGGATCGGATTGTTATGCCACTGTGACCACTATCTGCAACAGTTAAATTATCGGCAATTGCTGCACCTTCAGTCGTTGTACCAAGCAACATCCTGCCCGAGCTGTCGATTCTGAGGCGCTCGGTATTTGATGTTTCAAACGCTAAGGGTTTATACGCGCCACCACCTGCGGCATATGAAGTACCAATACGGCCAGAGCTGTCGTCATGCTCTATATAAACACTGGTTTGATTTCCAGAAGATTGCCTAAAAATTGCTGACATTGCCGCACTATCTACGACGTCCAGCTTCACAAGCGGGGCCGTCACTCCAATTCCAACTTTGCCCGAGCTGTTAACAACAACGCGCTGCGTTCCACCCGTTGTGATCGCTAACTGATCAGCCCCAGGTGAAAAGATTCCAGTATTAGTATCAGCCCCAGGTAGCAAACTTGGCGCACTGGCACTACCCAGCGGGAAGCTAACTTTGCCATCAGCACTGATCAGACCAGCAACATCTAAAGTCGAATCAAGTGTTGCCGCACCAGTTACATCTAACGTTCCAGGAACATCAACGTTGCTTGTAAATTCAACGCTTGTTCCGCCAGCATCAGTTTGCAGCAATTGACGTGCAGTGCCATTTCCAAGCTTGCTAACTGCAATCTCTGCACTTGCATTAATGTCAGCATTGACGATCGTGCCGTCAGTCAACATCGTGCTAGTAACAGTCCCGGTGTCACCAGTTGTGATAACCGTTCCAGTTACATCAGGCAGCGTGATTGTGCGATCAGCAGTTGGATCGACAACAGTCAACGTGGTCTCATTATCGTTTTCTGTTGCACCCTCAAAGACGACATTTGCATCATTTAGCGTCAGGTCGCCGGTCATCGTGTCGCCACTCTTGGCAACCTTCTCATTGTCAACCTCAGCAATTGCCGTCTGAACGTTATTGGCTGCAATCGTGCCAACAGGCGTGAAACCAACGTTTGATGCAATCTGTGCCGTCACCGTTTCGGAAACGTCAATCAGCTTGTATTCAGTGCCAGTGCTAAGAATGAAATCAGGCGGTGCTAAAGCAACGGCTGGAGCGGGTGACGTACCAGTGCCGCCAACATCAACAACAACGTAGAAATTTTTATTGGTGCTAGAGGATGCAGGCAATGCCTGGCCCACAACAAAACCAGCGCCAGTGCCGTCAGCAGTGACAGAACTCAGCAGGTTTGTTGTTGCGTTATACGTTCCAGCAAAAACAATCTCACCAGCACTGATGCCGATTGGCTGGAAGACGTTGCCGTCCCACAGACTTAAATCCCTAGTCAGTGGATTGAAGAACAGTTGGCCGATGTAATCAGCCGTCGGGTTTGTCTCGCCGATTTTTGCCGACGCATAATCAGCCAGCTTTGCGCCAGTAATCAGGTTGTCGGCAATACGTGCCAGAGGAATGCTGCCGGAGGTCAACAGATCTGCGCTGTGGCTTGGCAGATCACCAGCAGCAAGCGTTGTTCCTGCTGTAACCAGGCCAGTGGCTGCAACCGTCACTTTGGTGTAAGTGTCAGCCGTGACGGTGTTGTCGATCGTCAGGTTGCCTGATCCATCAACGGTTAAACCGGTGCTCGGGATGACACCACCAACTGCGCTTGCTGTGGCAATTGGCAGATCACTAGCTGCTAAAACTCGACCGCCAGTAATTAGACCTTTGGCGTCATACGTAACGACATGATGGATCGCACTAGCGGTTACGTCGTTATCGACTTCAAGGGTATTGGCATCCATCCGCAAGCCTTCGCCATTGACGACGACGCCACCTTTTGCGGAAGTCGTTGCAACTGGTAGATCACTTCCATCGATAGCGCGATAACCAACCGCACCAGCAGCACCAGTCGGGCCAGCTAAGAACTGATTGGCAGATGATGTGTCATCGATCGTCGCGCTTATCGTGACAGTGTCGCCACTAACGCTTGAAACGATATTGATCTCACCAGTCGTGCTGCCGCTGACAGTATTGACAGAACCAGCAGCCTTCAGGCTTTGCCACGATGAAGAATCCCAGATGTATAGCTTGTTGTCGTCAGTATCAAATGCAAGCTGACCAGTAAACGCGCCACTGCCTGGCAACGTTGTAACTAGGTCTACCGTTGATTCATTGCCCAGCTTTGCTGCTGAAATCGCGTCATCTGCAACCTTTGCTGTTGTGACAGCAGCGTCAGCCAAGGCGGCTGTAGCAATATCACCCGCACCAAACAGAATCTTGGCGCCTGGGATCGTGTCATCACTGATGACCGTCACGCCGTTTGTGATCAGATCTGAAACCGTAATTTTCTTGGTTTCACTGGCTGAGTCGTCAACAATTGCTAGCTCATCTGCCGCAACGAGATTGCCACCAGCGAGGGCGTTAAGTTCACTGATTTTCAGATCAGCCATGAGCCTTGGCCCTCCTGGGCTTAAGTGTCGGAACTTTCAAGCATCAGCTTAGCTGTGCCGTCTTGATCCAAGAGTATGTCATCGCTATTTTCCTGCAAGATCGCTTGAGTTGGGGTCAGGCTAACCTTCATGCTCACATCTCCAGTAGTAATAAAGTCTGCTGCAATCTCGACAATATTTGAAGGCGTAAATTGTGTGGCACAAGCTGTCAGCACCCCAGTAAATTCATACCAAATTTCATCATTTAAAGTTGCAGCTTCTCCACTTGGGTTGTAACCAAGAGTTTTTAAATAAAACCTTGCCTTAAATTGTGAGCCAACTTTCGTGCGTAATGCAAGCTGCACCAAGTATTGAGGCAATTCATTAACGGTGTCTCCTGTGTATTCCCACTCGCACGCCATCCGACCAGACCCGGACATCAATGTGCTGATCCGGCTGCGGAACTCATCAGACAGCGTTGTTGTATCTACCGTCTCACGTTCAGTGTTTAGCTCATAAGATTTGACCCGCGCTAATAGTTTAAAATCTGCATTCTCAACCTTGACCCTGATTGGGATGTCTGATCCAGGCACCGCCAAAGCTGTTGCGTTTGCTGTGCCGCCGTTTATTGCATTGGCAAACGTGTCATACAGACGAACACCGTCAAGATCGTCAATATGTAAAAACTTTTTGACGCTTGCTTTTGTGTAGCCAGAGATAAAAGATAATGCAGCGCCATTGGTGCTTGTGATTTCAACTTGATCACCAGTTAGCAACTGACCATGCTGAAAGTCAAAACTAAACCGTTTGCGTGTTGCGTTGACGTCACTGGTGTTGACAGTCGAAAACAGGTCGTTGCCGTCAAACTGCCTCTGCAGTTCAACTTTGCCAAACGTTCCTAGGTAAACGCTCATTAGACCGACGCTGCAGACAACGCACCAGTACCGATAAACGAAATCTCAGCACGGGCTAGATCCGCAGTAGCAGCGCCAATGTTGGCACTTGTAACGTATGCCGTCATTTTGATGTCATTGTTGTCCGTTCCATCCACCCAACGGAACGTCAGCTCAACAGTGTCGCTAGACGAAACGCCTGCGGTACCAGTCTTGACCAGCTTGTTCAGCAGGCTGCTGGTGTTAATGCTGCCGTTGTCTTCTTTGTAATACAACAAAGTTGCGCTGCCGGTATAACCCAAAATGCCAGGGCTATAGCTACGGATATTGTCGCCAAGCGTTGTTGTTTCTAACGTCTCAAGATTTGACTGAACAGAAAAACTCACCACTTTGGCCAAGGTCGAGCCACCCACCTGCATAACGCCATCTCTGCCGGTGTAGACCTTTGCCATCAGAGAACACCAATCAGATTAATGGTAACAGTGCTGGTCCCTGGTCGCACCTGCGTGATTTGCGGTGGGCCTTCGTATCGATACTTATTGCCTTGAGCGGTGGCATCTAAGGCTGAGCTAGTGCCTTCCCAGCCTGATTTCGCATTGGCGTCAAGGTCGAACGTTTTGTATGTGCCCTTCACCTCGTCGTAGTGAGCGATGAAATCATCAGCCTGGGTGTCGGTGATGTTGGCATAGCTAAGGCTGAGCTTCATATTGGTGCGGCTGTCGCCGTACAAAATCCGAGTTTCAGCTCCGTTCTGTGCCTTGTAAGTTTTTATTGAATAGTCGCCAGCCTCAAAGCTGCGGCTAGTTGGTCTGTGAGAAGGGAAAGCCATTAGGTTCGATCAGTGGCAAAAAAGTTAATGCTGTTGCCTCGGTCATCTATACCAAGGATAAGCTTACTGATCTTGCTGATCCCATCCTTGTCGCAAGGGTGCTCAGATGCAACGATCTGCACCGTTCCATCCTGGGCCATGGTCAACTGTTCAACTAAGTAGGTGTTTTGAGAAACGACGGTCGGACTATTGAGAGTAAAAATAATGCTGTGGAACCTAGAGTCAGCTATTGCATCATTTGAGATTCTTGCGACTGCTTCTTTTAGTCCAGCATTTTCAATGTCAGTATCCGAACCAGTGTAAAAATATTGAATGTTGTAATCACCGTCGGCGAAAGGCGACGTGCTAGTGATTGCACCTGTTGAACTGACAGTTCCATTCCTTGCCACGTCGAAAGGCATTGCTTCAGTAAAGACCTTGATGTAATCACCAGCCTCTAGCGAAAGCCCTGACAGCGTCGTGGTGAACTTAATCGTATGAGTCACATATTCTCGCAAGGCCAGGAAATACTTTGCCGCTAGCAACGCATGATCCTCAGTCGTGCAGAACTGCGTGAAATCAAATGTTTCAATCGTGGACGTATCAGGGAATGTTTGTGTGTCGCCAACTCCAACGCGGCGAACACGGAGCACCTTCTCTTCAGGGAAACTGTTTTTAGTTTCTAGGCGATATTTAACAGACGCAACAAAAGACTGCCTTTCTTCTCTCCTTAGATATTCAAGCTCAAAACTGTCCTCAAGGATATTGCCTGCAGTGAAGATCTGCTTGATTTCCATTCTTTCAGTGCTGACGATCTTGCCGTCAGACGAAACCGGAAGCGCCGGAGTCAAAGCATACCTGCCGTTTTTGATAATAAAATTGCATAAGAAGAAAGGAGCTGTTTCGGTTAGATAGCTTTGTAGATTTATCTTTGAAGACAAGGCTCCATTGAAGAACAGACCGTTTCTGCGCAAAAACTTGCTGGTTTCTATAAATGAATTTTTGTCTACTAGGTCTGCGTTGACGATAGCTTCGCCGACGCCAGCCTGCTTATTAGTCAACAGGAAATAAGCCAAGTCGCTAAACAAATTGCTTGCGCCATAGCTGTCGCTGTTGTTTTCGTACGATGTCGCTACAGGGTGCAAACGCTCCACACGCAAACCTTTTGCTAGCCATACTCTGAGTTGATCTAACCGATTAAAATTGCGATCAGCTTTTATTACAAGCCCAGCCGTAACAAGCCCGTTATACAAAGGCTTGCCTCCGCTCGCTGCAGTGTTTGACGACATCTCATTGATGTACATAATCTCATGCTCAGGCTGAGTTGCATTCGATTTTTCAATCAGACCATCGTAATAAGTAACGTCCGAACACTGTGTGTATTTTTCAAAGAAACGATCGCCAGTGATGCTCGCTTTTGTAATCGTTACTGTATCGACTTTGTCAACTTTATATTTCTTGGTTATCTCCCGGCCCTCTGTAAAGTAAAGGTCTGCGTCGGTGTCGCTAGTTACGGTCACTGAGTGATTAAATTTATCTCCTTGCTTCCAATTTCCTTCGGCTGATCCTTCAACAATAGCAACTTTAAAATCAGCGTAATACCTTGCCTGGGTGTCTTGGCTAAATTTAATCTGCGCGGTAATGTCAATCTTAAGGCTTCTGTTTGATTGGTTTATGGTTACTGTTTCTGTGAGTATGTCTCTTATGCTTCCAGACTGATAAGGGTTGCCAAAAATTTCATGCAAATAAGCCTGTTCTACATCTCCCTCCCTGGTAATCTCCTCTTTGTCTAACTGTAGATTGTATTTAATTTGTTCTATGGGTCTGGGGTTATCTTTAACAAAAGGATTCGTGCTGAAGCCAGGTGTCGAGCTTTGGTCTTTCCTGCTGCTATCAACTTCACCTCTCTTGATGTTTATGCTGCCCTTGCCGTCCCAGTTCTTGCTGCTGTCTAGTACGACAATATTGTCCGGGTCATTGTTGTCAAAGTTCCAGTTATATCTAAGGCCATTTAGATACGCCCAATGACTGGTTAAGTCGAATTTATAACTTGTGGCTTTGTACTGAATCTTGACCCATCTTTTAAGGTTGTCGGGGCCTGGAAAAAATTCTGTATGGATTACAGTCTTTGTTCTCTTCCTGATTACTGTGCCAAAAATTTCACGAGTAAGAGCACCGTAATCGCCTCTTGATTCAGGGTCAGGCGAAGTGCTAATTACCTGAACATGTGGCTGTCTTCTCACGCCAACAACTCTAGAACCTATTATCTGACTTGGTTCGATCCCAGTGGCTTTCACGGATGTTGGTGTAGATGTAGTTATAGTTTCAGCAGGTTTTACTTTTTGATTTGACACCAGCTCTTTGCTGACCTGGAACGAAGACAACGTAACAATTGTCCCTTTTGTTTCTATCTTAAAGTTGTTTGCTTCTTCAGTTACGATGCCAGGTGCATCGCTCTTGTCATCCGTATTGTCAAGGCTTGCATCTAGCCGAATAAAGAAATCTTCATCAGAGAAAGAAGCAAGCTGTGCGCCTGAAATCGGCAAAAACTTAAAATCAAATCTTGCTTCTTTGTGCCGAACAAGAATGCTGTTATAAGCCGCTGTTGGATTGCTGCCTATGACAACAAATGGCAATCTTGATACTTGTAAGAATTTATTGGTGCCTTTTTCTCTTGCGTAAAGCTGGAAGACTGAAGCCCTTTTAATGTAAGAATTAATCGTTCCACTGGTGATTTGCAGCCTGTCCTCATCTGACTCTATAAGCTCTTCAGCTGTCGGAATAGTGTTGAAATTTGCAAGGCCATTGAGCCTTTGGTACACAACGCTTTTTATTCCAATTTCTGTCGTGTGGCACTTGCGCGTATTAGTAAACGTTCCAGTCGCAATACGCATTAAAGGGTAGAACAATGTGTCTACTTCTGGCGCCTCTTGATCACCGATAAATCCTTGCAGCTTAATGTCCTCGCCATCTGCAGATAACGTTCCATCCCCTTTAACAACGGATCGCGGGTTAACGATGCCAACGCGTGTACTTTGAGTGCCGCCCGACGCATCGATACACTTCAATTCGATTCTTTGCTTTCGTGCTCTTACCCCATTATCAAACAAGGAAATTCTGCGCTTTGTAACCTGCCATTTTGCTCCGCCAATTGCAAAAATTTCACCAACGCGCAGCATGTTGTCAGCTGCTATTTGCTGAGAGCGAACAGCCTGATTTATGTCTTCAATGGAAACAAAGCCTGTCTGGCCTACTTCCTTGCCAAGCAAATCTTCTGGTATTTCGTCTTCCTCCAAAATAAAGACAGCAACATCCCCTTTCTTAATGTTTTTGACTATCCTTTTTTGATCTGAACTGCCGCCTGGTATCCGGCTAATTGTGCCATTTTGTTCAACCTCTACAAGTCCCATGCGACTGCAATAATTTCTGCCCGTGCCTTTCATGCCGTCTAGGCGAAGGACATGCTCCATATCAATTTCCTTAAACCTATTACCATCTGTTCTGATGTTGCCTGCAATCTTGATGCGCTCTCTTCTTGTGCGCTTATTGCGGTCTGGTTTTTTATCTATCAACGGAATCGAAATTACTCTCCAATTTGGCCTGAAAGGCGTGCCGTTTTTGATTGGCGCGTAAAGCCCAAACTGGCTGGAGTTTGAAGGCGATAAGGCTTGGCAGAAATCTGTGCTCTGATCATTCGTTGCATTGGGGCAAGTAAAAACGTCTTCCTTCTTGACCCCGTCTATTAAGTCGTTGTCAGCGTCGTAAATGTTTCCAGGTGCATTCCTTAGATCTTCAGGATAAGCAAGATTATTTTTTAAAATTCTTCCGGAATCATTATCGCCAGTGTTGCGATTCCAGTAGATCGTGTAAAGCTCATCAAAGACAGGATCAATCCTGTTGTTGCCTAAGAAAAAAGAGGCTTCATCAGGCCGAGGGATGCCAGCAAAACCGTTTGCAAAAACACCTCTTTCGCCTACAACAAACATCAGCTTTGCTGATTGCTGCATACCCTGCGAAAAGATACGAGACCAGACAAGCTTTGGCGAAATAAGCACACCGCCAGATTCTGTTGCCTCGTCATACAAGCCAAAGATAACTGGTATTGGCGCGTCGTAATCAGCAAGCTCTGCAGTGCTATCAAAGCCTGTGCTTGAAACAAAGCGATCCGCACCAACAAGACTGTCTAGTGTTCGCTGCCCGCCACCTCTTTGCCGTGGAGCACTTGGCTGCCTTGGCTTTGGCGTCAGCAAATAAGCAACGCCAGTTAAAACTAAGCTAATTGCAAGGTTGATAAGAATTGGAGTTACAGCATCGTTTTTTATATCAGGAATGTGTTTATATTCTGCAGGGCGCAGTCTTCCTTTCTTGCGGACTTCTGCAGAAAAAATCTTGTATTCTTCTTCTGTGCAACCAAGCGTTCTTATAAGCTGCTTTTCGTACGGAAGCAGGGGCACGTCGTAAACGGCTGGGCTATAGACCATTGCACCTTTTCGCTCGTTCGATTCACGTACAGAATCCCCGTTTCCCATGTGACCGCGAATGCCCAGGATTGCTGCGGCAGCAGCAGAATGTCACCATCATACTCAGGCTTCTCAACACGAAAACCCCAGCCCAATAAATCACGGCAGATTTCCCACTTGCCGCATTCGTACCAAGCTTGCTTAAACGGTGGCGGGTCAATACCCATACGTTCCAACGCCTTATAGCAAAGGTGGATGCAATCGATCTCGCCGCCTGTGCCGTCAGCGCCAAGCCGGTAACGCAGACCGATTAGATCACTGCAATCTGACTGCACTGCTGGTAGGGATGTTGCCAACCAATCGCTGGTTTAACGAACGCATTGGGACATCAGAACCAACAGCATCCAACACGGTGCTCAAGTTAAGCGTGACAGTAGTTGGCTCAAATTTGCCGCCAGTTACAAGGCTGGTGTACTCATGAATCAAATTCATGTTGCCCTCCGCTGTTGAATCTGGATCGTCGAACGTCATCATTTTGACGTTGATGCGCCAAACGTGCTTAACGGCTTCATCCGCCCAATTCGTCGTAAGGTTGTGGCCTGCTGGAATTTGGCCTGCTTCAAAGCTGCCGCTTCGTTGATTTGGGAAAACTAAAGTTGCTTCCATACCATCGGCGCTGCGGTTAATCGTTACACCGCTAAAGCCAAATGGGAGAAACATGTAGTTCTCGCCGCCGTAAACAATTTCTTTGCCGATAAAAAAGTTCTGAAAGCGGTGCTGAGCGACAACGTATCCACCGTCTTCGCCTTCAATATCTGCCTTTCCATCCATCCGCAAAAGATTGCCAAAAGCAAGAGTCGTCAAATTCCTAACCTCCGACGCGTACCGCTACTGAGTTGTAATCGCTTCAGTGTATTCTGCTCACCGCGCTGTGCGCCTTGTTGTGCTGCACGTTGCATTCCAGATTGAAACTGGTCAGCAGTTACATATTCAACGTTGTTGATACGTTCTACGGTGTAGCGAACGTCAATTGGTCCAGCAGTTTGCAAAGCAGAGCCTGGCTGGCTGTCTTCTCCCGACAATCTTTCCGAAACCGACCCGTTGTTGCGACGTGAGTAACGATTCATCGCCTCTCTTGCGCTACCTTGATTTGTAACTTCAACACCAAGACGGCCACTAGGGCCACGCTTTAACGGCATAATTGCCTCCGGCCCAGCCTCAGCCATTAGGCCAGTCCCATTAGCTAACGGGAAAATTGTTGGCTTGCTTACAACCCCACCAGCTGCGTAAGGAACAATTTTGTTTTGCGCAATCACGTTGCCATTTTGATTTGCAAAAAGGCTGCCAACGGCAGACTTGACAGCCGCTTGCAAAAACACAGACGCAAGCTGCTTTAAAATATCTGAAAAAACTTCTTTAAGAGTTTTTGCGCCATCTATTAAGCTTTGAAGTCCGCTAGCAATGCTTGTTGACAATGTGTTTTCAATTTGTTTGAACAATTTATCTGTGTCTGTAAGTTCTTTGTTTTGCTTAATTGCAAAATTTGCAAAATCAGCCCCGGCTGCCTCAAAAATTGCTTTTAAGTCTTTTCTTTTTTGAATTTCTAAATTAGTCAGTTCTATTCCCCTAGCCTTTTCTAAATTTATTCGCGCTTCGTCTGTAAGGTTGCCAGACAAAATTTCTTGATATTTTTGCAAGGCGTTAGAGGTGTCAATTGTAAACTGCGTGTTAATTCTTTCTAGTTTATTGCGTGTGCCTAAAAGCGCGTTGTTTTGTGTTGCTTTGGTTAGCAACTTGACGGACAACTTGTCTCCTTTTTCAAGCTCTCTGACAAATTTGTTAAATTCTGATTGAGCTTGCCGGTAAAATTTAGACAACTTAGACGCGCCTCCGCTTGCGTCATCATCGCCACCAGCCAACGATTGAGTGCCAGCCTTAGTGCCAGTGCCAAAAGAAGTAGGGTCAAACGGTGCAAAAAAACTATCAACAGTGCCTCTTGCTTCAGTAAGTTTTTGCTCTAATGATTTTTCGCCTCTTGGCACGGGCCTTCCTACCGATTCTGCGTCAGCTCGCAAAATTAATTTTGCAAGGCCTTCTACTGCTGGAATAACTTTGTCAAGAATTGGCTTGAAATTTCTTTCAATAAAATCACCAGCAATAACAAAAGCGTCAACTATTGCCTGAGATGCCCTTTTAAAAATTTCTTGGATATCATTTGCAAAAACAATTGCGTTAGCTAAAACTTCTTTAAATGTTTCTTTGTTATTAATAGCAAAATTAACTAAATTTGTTGCGTAGTCTTGAAAACCAGCGCCAACTTTTTGAAAAAATCCTCCGTATTCTAAAGCAGCAAAACTTAACGCGACCTGCAGTCGTTGCCCAGCCTTTTCTGGCGCATCGCCTAAAATTTCTGCTGTTTTGCCAAACCGTTCAAACAATTCCCTGGTAAATCCGCCAAAACTAGTAAGGTCTACCTTGCCCTGTTCAAGCAATTTGTCTAGCTCACGGGTAGAAATGCCCATAGCGTCGGCAAATATAGTAAAAGCGCCAGGCAATCTTTCTCCAATTTGTTGCCTTAATTCTTCTGCACTAACCTTTCCTTTAGAAAATACTTGAGCAGTGGCGACCAAAGCAGAATTAAAATCTTGCACATTTCCGCCAGTAGCCAGCACCGCTGCTGCCATCCCACGGAAAGCTTGATCTGTATCTTTAGTCGTTCCACCAGCCCCAACAACAGCAGCCTTAAGCCTGGTGTACTGCTTAATCGTATCGTCAATAGGAATTAAAAAATCCTTGGAAAATCCAATGGCGGATTTAATACTTACGTTGTAATCCTCTTGAGACGTGCTGACTCCTGCAAGTGCAATTTTTAAGCCATTGACTCTTGCAACAAGCTCGCCCATTCCCGAGGCTTGCTGCCTTAGTTGCCCAAGCGATGCGCCTGCAACAGCGCCAGCTGCGGCTCCTGGGACTCCTCCAATGAGTCCTCCTGCTATTGCACCTCCAAAACCTTCTACTCCACCAAAAACGCCAGCACCTAAAGCAGTAGAAGCGACACCTCCAATGCTTCTTAGCTTTCCACCAAGACCGCCCCCTCCCCGGCCTTTTCGGCCTTCAGCTTTTTGCAGTTGCTTATCAAGTCTTGCTGCTTCAGCCGTGGCTTCTTTAAATGCTTTACTCCCAATCTCAACTTGCTCTGTAATATCACGCCAAGCATTTCTGTAACCTCGAAGGTTTGCAATGCTATTTTTTGACGTTCTTTGAACGTCTTTCAGTTCTTTTGATATTTGATCAAACGGAGCCGCAGCACTCTTGGCCTGTCGCCCTAGCCCGTTTAAAGTCCGCGTTAATTTATCAAGACCAGCATCGCCTGCTGTTTTTATGACAACTGTTAAGTCGGTTGTAACCTTGGCCATCAGGAGTCCTTCTTGTTCAGGCTGGCGAGTGCGGTTAGTTCCATCACCTGTACGCCTTCAAAAAGAGCGACAGGATCCTTGACTTCATACAGTCTACAGAGGTAGTCCAGCGACGAGTAATTCAAGCCCGAAACTCCGCCCATCGTGACGTTCCACTGCGTTTGCAACCGAAGAAACATCGCGACAATATCCCAGTTTTCTTCCCACACCTCAAAATTCGCAGCCTTGCGAGCTTTACGCATTGCATTGATCTCGCCAGGGTCCATGCCCTTGGCCATCAAGTCATCAATGCTTTCGTCAAAGACACCGCCGCCTTCGCACCAATGCTTAGCGGCGGCTTCTAGTTTTTTGCTTGTGACCCCGTAATGCTATCGGTGTAAGCAGAAATTACACCACGCAGAACATAAGGATCGTCAAACAGCTCAGCTTGTGCTTTCTCGCTGTAAATGACTTCGTCCCCATCCTCATCTTTAATGCCCTCCCAGCCTTCAACAATCTCATTAATCAAAGCATCATCGCCTTGCTCAATTAAGTCGTTAAAAGCTGAGCGGCTCATCTTTTTAAAGATTGCCGTAAAAGTTTCTTTTTTAAACTTGCCGCCGTCAACAGGAACGTCAACGGCAACAGGCCATTTGTAAGAAGAAACTTTCTTGAGAACAAAAGCCATGCAGGTTAGGTGTAAGCAAGTGTGATTTCGTCGTTACCCGACGAACTTGGCACCATAGTAGTAGGAAGGTTCAGCATAACAATGCCTTGATCTTCCGAATACGTTGGATTACCTAATGACAATCCAGTCGCTGGAGAAGTCAAGGTAATAATGTTGCCTGCCGTGGCCCCATGCACAATGCTTAGATCACCAGCAGTTCCAGCAACAGCAAGAGCAAAGAAGTCAGCCACTGCCAACGTTGGACACTCAACCACAAAATTGGCCGTTGCCGCGCGATCAACAATTAGCACTTCTTTGTTTGAGTTGACCAATTCCCGATAAACGACCTCATTGCCAAGATCAATTTCAGCAGACTGAAGGGCTAAGCCAGTTTCTGAGAAAAGAGTAAACGCTGTGGTGTTTGTATCGTTAAAGATTTCAGGCGTTGCTTGATTGCTAAACGTTAACGTGGGAGATGCTGTATCTGTCGGGGCAACGTATTGCCCAGTCATTGTAAAATTGTAAACTGGGATCTGGTTTGCATTAAGGCTAAGAGTAAAAGAACCTCGAGCCCCAGTCACCTTGTGACGAATGCCATCGTTGTCGATGTAAATTGTGACTGACTCAAAAGTACTTGAAATCGGAGAGTACGTTACCGAAGTACTTGCAACAATGGTTTCGCTAAAGCCGCAAGCTTCAATTAGCGGGCCATACTTGGGAGCGGTTCCAGCTGTGCCGGAGCCTGAGTATTCAACCGTGAACGTAACACTAACGCGAGTATTTGCAATCAGCTGAGGGCTGTTGCCTAAATAACTGCGGATCAAATCACGCGAAAGAATTTCGGATTCAGCAGGGTTGATTTCAAGAGCTGAAACTTGAATCGCGTTATCCGAACCTGTTGGAGTTGAGTCTGTTCCGTAGGTTGACTCGGTTTTGGCGAGGATGGACCTCACTCGGGCTAGTTTTGCCATGTGTAAGGCCTCAGAAAAAGGGCGATGTTTATTGCATCAGTTTAAGTTAACTGCTTCCGCAAGCCAACCCTACGCTGATGTCAGGTCAACGCGGCTTGAGCGATATTTGACCAGATAATCCATACTAACAACCCCCAACGGCACATCAGCCTCGTACAAGCTGAAGTCAACTCGATCAGGGTCAATGTCTAAAGCGTAGCCGTTGACAGTGCTGTCAGCCATTATCAAGTTGTGAACCTGCTGTGAGTAAGTATCGGAAGCGTCGTCAGGCACACCAGATCGAACCAGCACCGTCACCCTCACACGCAAGGTCCATTGCAATTTATTACTAAACTGTTCGGACGGCTGGTCCGACACCGGTTCGACAATGATTGCGGGCACTTCACCACGCGCCAACGGTTCAACCCTGCTTCGGTAAACCGTTACGCCAGTGGCAGAATCAAGGTTCGTTTTAATTCGAGCAAGAATCAATTCACGCCTTGTGTCGGCCATTAGTCCTTACTCAACAAAAGCTCAGAAAACAGGCCATCATCAACAGGGCGATTCTCCCTGACGGTGTACGCCTCAGATGCAACAGTAATAGAAGTGCCGCGAGCAGCAGAGCTTACGTCTGAAGTCTTTGCCATTAGCAAATACTCTCGACTTAAAGCCACACCACCCGCGATCACATCCATCGGCGAATCCAAGATACCAACAAAATTGGAACCTCCACCAATTTGGCAGGTAGTTCCAAACTCCTCTGCATTTAGAAAAGCGAAGGTATCTTCAATAGCCATGATCAGCCGTACTTCTTAGAGCCAACAGCAATGACGCTAATTGCACCAGCACCAGTGCCACCTGCGACAGTGACATTAGCTTTGATGAAACGCTTCATTTCATTAGTGTTAACACTAATTTTTTCAGTTGCCGCAGCGTTGGCACCGCTAGTGGTAAATCCACCGCCGGTTACGTCGGTGTAAGAGCCACCAGACGTGTCAGCCTCAGTCAATTTGACTGCGTAGGTGATGCCTGAACCACCAGCTTCGGCGTCAAGAGAAACAGCGATGTCGCCCTCGTAGTCGAGCAGATCAACAGCAGAACCAGCAGCTGTGGTTGTCACCACATCGCTTGGCAGCAGGTTGAGAACTTCTGTTCTAGTCCCCAGATTTTGAATCGTCATTGGTTGCCTTCCTCCGGCGTTTGGGTTTGACGGGTTGTTCGACTTCAGGAGGTTCGTTGTAAACCTCCGCAAGATCACTACCGATCAGGATATTGGCGTCGGCTGGGGAGGCCTCAACGACTTCCCCAATCCGAACCACCTGACCCGCTAGCACAACTTGCTTACGGATCTTGATCTTCATGATCAGAGGGTGTTGTTACCACGGCTGAAGGATTGACCATGGCGGGCTGCCACGTCAACATCCTGCAGCGCAACCACTCGGACAGTGCCAGAGGTGCTGCCGGTGTAAGGATCAACCATCAGATCCAAGCCAGAGAAGTAAGCCATGATCAGGTCGGAGAAGTTACCGAACCACAGATCGTTGCTTGCAACTTGGTTTGAAACGACGGCGCGATAGCCGTTGACTTCATCACCTGTGTAGATGAACTGAGCAGTGTTGCTGGCTTTTTCTGCTGTCTTCAGAGCACCGCGCATTGCGGCATTCATCAGATAAACAGGTGAGCCAAGCAAGGCGTTTGCTCCAGCAATGTCAGACTCAAGCGCAACCACCTCAGCAAATGTTGGGGTGTTAGCAGCAAAGTCTTCGGTCAAAACACCAGTGGTGTCCTTAAGACCCAAGGGCTGGTTGGAAGAACCGGAGCCATAAAGGCCAACGCGGTCAATTTCCAAAGCAAGCACTTTGGCAAGATCGCCACGCACCATGTTCTCCACATCGATGGAGGACTGGATCAGCAGACGACGGCTGAAATCAGTGAAAGCACCACAGGTCTTAGGCGTAAGCGCAACCTGATCGATGGTTTGCTGTGATTCGGTTGGGGAACCGGACTCAGCGACCCAGTAAGCAGTTGCACTGCCTGACTGACGAGGAATGTTGACATTGCCAGAAAGGCCAGTCAACACAGTTGCACCAGCTTGATCCAGTGCTGATGCGTTACGCAGGAGGTCGATGAAGTTGGCTGCATCCAACTCGGTCTCAACAAGGTTGCCACCGGCAGTAGCCGTGCCAACGTTGAGGTCACGACGCATAACGTCAGACGGGACAGTGATGCCGCGTGACTGACGGCCAAGCTTGGCTGCAGCGGCTTCAGAGGCCTCAATTTCAAAACCAGCAGCATCGCGTGCAGCGCGATCGCCAGGATTGCTTAGGTAATTGATGGCACGCAGAAAGGAGAAGCTGCGAGCTTCTTTTTGCGTGAGGCCGATTTCACCAGCAGTGGTGTCAACGGGCTTGGCGTTAGAACCCATTTGTTCAATAAGAGCGGAGCGAAGTTCGTCAATGCCGCGAGAATTGATTACAAATTCTTGAGCAAGATCGATGTTGTGAGTGCGCTTGCCAAGGGCAAGCATTTCAGCAGCTTCTTTTGCTTTGGCCTCGGAGGCCTCAGCACGAAGAAGCTCCAGGTCTGGAGTTTGTTCTTCCATGATGGAAATAGGAGTTGTAGTAGGTACGGCTGAGGCCGTAGACACAGTTTCAACAGGGTCGAAACTGCGACCGATGCCAACCGATTGATCAGCTGGCACGGTCACCAAACTGAGTTCAAACGGCTGGAAAGAGGTGGCCCGATAAGTCATTGGAGTAGTTGACTTATCTTCCTCCATCTCATTGATCTTGTATCCAAAGCTGACGTTTCTGATAATTCCGTCTTTGATTAAATCTTGCATTTCGCGGCCAAGCTCATTGTTGGCAAGCTTGACTTCGGCGTAACCACGCTTGTCTTTGATGTATGCACGCTGCACAACACCAACAATTCGATCAGCATCATGCTGATAAAGAAGTGGGGCACCGTCATTTAAGCGAGACAAGTCCATCGCTTTCTCTGACATCTCCAGCACTTCCATGCCGAAGTAACGCTCAACAGGCTCCTCAGAAGCAAACGGGAACTCAATTGTGCGGTCTTCTTTCTCAACGTAATCAGTGCTGTGCGCCCGCGTTAACGCCGTATCTTCAAACATGCGGATCGCAGCAATCTTGGTAAGAGTGCTGAATTTGTGCCCGACTTTTCTATCTGTAGGCTCACCGTCGCGATACAGCGTGATTAACGCTGCAGGGTCTTCAGCAGTCCCAGTGATCGTAAAACTTGAGTCAGGGACATCGATTGTCCCGTTACGTTCAACACGACTTATGCGCCCGCGAGCTGTGCCGCCGCTGCTATTCCAAGAAACAAAATCTCCAGTTTTAAGCGCATCAGGCGCAGCGCGTTCAGTCATGTTTTCAATAGTTTCCGTGCTATTGGGATCATAACTACGCTCTCTCGCTTTTTTTATTGATTCTGATTTTGAGTTACTCCAGCTACGACCTGCAGCACCTCCCCATGCAGCAAAAGCAACTCTGCCTGGGCTTGGATAACCATCCTCTCCAGAACTAAATCCTTCACCTTCAGCGTCTACCGCGTGACGGGCGTGCCAAGCAGACATTTCAATAACAGTGTCAGGGCTAATTTCATCGCCAGACAAAATCTGAGAAGCGCGACGAGAAGCGACTTTAGTGCCACCTTTCTCGCCTTCTTCTTTCCACTGACGATATTTTTTTGCTTCTGACTTCATCCCCTCAGTTGGAGACAAGTTGATGTCAGTGCCGTTGACGTTAGCCATTAGTCATCCTCCTCATGAATTTCAGGGTGTTCTGTCTGCTCGACAGGTGGGTTTTGTGCTTGGCCTGCCTTGTTAACAGCACTAGGGTCAGAATCCAAGACGATCCCAAGATCATCCATAGTTGCAAGCTCATGGGCTCTTTGACGCATGGTCTCCTCAAAGTCTCCACCGTGTAAAGCGACAACTTGAGACAAGGTCATGATGCCTGACCGGATCATTGACTTATAAGCCTCAGCTTCTTTTTGGGGGTCTACAAACTGCGCTGCTGGTGCAATCCATTTCGCTTCGTAATAACGATCGGGATCCATGTCAAAAGCAGGCATCTGCAAAACACCTGACATCACACCCATTTCAATCCAACGCTCGTAAATTGGTTGGCACAATTTGTCGATGACGTATTGCTGCAGCGTTCTGTAATGAGCCCGCGTCTCAATCAACTCAAGACGAGAAGAGCTGTAGTTACTTTGCGAAAAGTCGCTCGACACCTGGGTATAGGAGCAACCGACGCCAGCAGCCACGGCACGCAACATCTGAGCCACAAATGGCGTAAACGCATCATCTGGACGCTGAGGCGAGAAGAATTGCATTTCTTCTCCTGGCGCAAGACGACGGATGCTGCCAGGGGAGAAGTCCAGAACAGACTCCTCTTGATAAGTGCCATCCTCAAACAGCTCTTGATCAGGAGTACGAACAAAGCCCATCATTGCTGCGCTCGAGCGTGCAGCGACAATTTCTGCCTCCTCGTAGCCACGCAGGTTGTTTAGTCGCATGATTGCCGAAGCAAACGCAGTTACCCCACGGGTTTGACCAGGACGGTCAACGGAATACAGGTGAATGATTTCGTTGGCAGGAATGCGTGTGCGACGTTTTTTGGCAATTTGTGCGTAACTGAATTGATAATCACCAGGGTGATAATTCAAGAAGTGGTAAGCCACTGGAGCCGACCATTCGTCAAGCTCAACGCCCATACGGACTCGATTACCGTTTGGTTCAAATCCGGTGTAATCATCGTCAAGCAAATCTGCTTCAATGACTTCTAGGCCCAACGGAATGCGGCTATCGCCAAAAGACTGGCGGACGAGTCGAACAAAGACCTCGCCTGACTCAATCATGCTGCTGATGCACAGCTGCTGAATTTGCGGCCAAGACAAGGTGCCACCTGCGTGGCAATTCTTGGCTTTGCTCCACTTTTTAAATTCGTGCTCAATAATTGGATTCAAGCGTTCATCAAGACGACCGCCTCGAATCATTCGCACTTGCGCTTGATGCTTGATGCCTTGGCCAACGACGTTGTTTTTGACAGCACGCAACGCAGATTTTGCAAAATCTGAATCGCGAACAAGAGCCCGAGCACGATTCCGCAGAATACGCAGGCTGTTTTTTACTTCTGAGTCGGCGCTTGTACCCTGACTAATCCAATCGGATGTCAGGCGATTCATCTGAGCGCCTGCGTAGTTGCGTCTTGCAACTTTGCGTTTTCGCGTAAAAGGCCACATGACTAACGGAACCTCACTTTGGCTAGGCCAGGATTGCCAAGCCCTTGTCTAATCTTTTCAGCCCGACGTTCGGCATTGACCTCAGCCTGCAAAGCATCACGCAACTGCAGCAATTCGGTCATCTTGTATCTCTTTAAATTGCGACCACCAATCGTATATTCCTGAACCATGCCGCCTTGAGACAGCGTTCTAATAGCGGCCTCTACATAGTCAAGATCAATTTTTGCTCTTGATCGATCGTCAAATGCACCCGGCTGCCCTGTGTAACTAAGAGTGGCCTTGACAGTGAACTGGCCTCGGCCTGCTGTGTACTGGACTGCGCCTAAAGAAGCAATTGCCTGCCATGTCCACAGCCCAGCGTCAAAATCTGTGGTCACACTGGAAGGCACCGTGACGCGCCAGCCGTCGCTTTCAGCTACTCCTGTGATTGTTGCCCCTTCATGGTTCGTGTTTGTCCTGGCATACCATGTCAACGTATAACTTGCGCTGTCGATCTGAGTGCCTATCGAATCGTTGAAAGCAGGTACGTCAAAAATGACGGTGTCGCCTGCATTAACAATTTCAGGAACAAGAATGCTCACCAGTTGGTAACGAAGGACTGCTGAGGACGACGCGCACCACGTCGTCGCAATGGCTGATATTCAGATTCTACCTTCCTTTCAGGCTTAGGCTCGGCTTTTATTGCTGCTTTCTTGAACTGTTCAAAAATTGTATGTCGGTTGTACCGAAGATATAAAAAGTTTAATGCTGCATACGAATAAACAAAACAGTCCAAGGCTTCGTTGCGATCGCCAGCTTTTTTCTTCCACTCACGCACCGCAAAACCCTTGACATAACGGACGACTTGACGTTCTGACGTGAGCTGCTTGAAATACTCTTCGCTGGCCTCTGCATGAAAATGAATGTAGCCCGCACCTTCCTCGTTGTGTTTTAGGCGGCCAAACAAAGTCGATTTGATCGTATCGACTCCAACAGGGAACACCTCGGCAGAGTTTTTAAGCACTTGGCCGCGATAGTTGATGTCAACCTTGCTTGGCTTTCCAATTGCAGGTTTATTACGTTGCGATTGACCCTTCAACGCAAAAACGTTGCGCTTCATTCGCTCGCGGCAAAACGCATAGACCTCGCTGGTGAAGTGACCGCCACTATCAATTCCAACAGCAGAAAGCTTGACCTCGTCTCCGTTGTTGCGTTTGTACTTTCTAAAAATTACGTCGTCAACTTGCTCCCATAGCTTTGGCCCCGCAGGGTCGCCATATATCTCATCGTGTGAAATCAACCAGCACTCCTCCCCTTCGGCGTACGCATAAATGCCTACAGCAACGCGATTGTCCTGCACGTCGATCCCAGCCGTGACAATGCTTGCCCTGTCTGGTATCTCACTAGCGGGGTAGAACTCGGCACGCTCGCGCAAACCTTCTGCTCCAAGCTTTGCCCCGACCTCTTCCTCCCAGGTCTCGCCCAACACCGTGTTGACAAACGTCTTTAACAAAGGAGCGTCGTTTTTCGCACGTAAAAATTCGGTGACAATCTCCTCCCAGCTTTTCCAACCCAACGGCGAATACAAGCTGGACAAGTGAAACCCTGCTGTTCTTTTGTCCTCTGACGTGGCGGTGGCTCGCCACTCGCCTTTGCGAAGCATCTCGCTTTTGTAATGCTCTTCAATATGCGTTCCACAGGACTCGCAAACGTAAGCCGCTGTTTTTGGGTCGCCGTCACGCCACTGGATGTTCTTCCACTGCAGATGTTGCATGTGCCCGCAATGCACACACGGGACAAAATATCGACGCTGATCAGATGCCAAATACTCTGTCTCAATCCTGCTCATGTCCTTAACCGTCGGCGTTGAGGTCAGAATGATTTTTCGACGTGAGAACGTTGAAGCCCGTCGTTCTGCCAACGCACAGGGGTCACCCTCTCCGTCAACGTCAGCAGGGAACGCATCAACCTCGTCGAGTAGCACCCAGCGGCAAGGAGCAGAACGCAAACCCGTTGCAGAGTTTGCCCCGGTTAACAACAAGATCCCGCCTGGGTAATCCTTGCTGAACATTGTGTTGCCTGAGTCTCGACTTCTGGCAGGCGCAATCTTTTCCGCCAAACATGGCGTCTCATGGATTAACGAATCAAGCCTCTGTTTTGACAGCCTCTTGGCCATCTCGATCGTCGGCTGGACAAACAAAGCCGGGCCAGGCGCATGGGCAATCATGTAACCGACGACGTTATTAATCGATTCTGTTTTGCCCAGCTGCGCTCCAGCCATAAACACAACTCTCTGGACTGAACTGCTCGACGACATGCAATCCATAATTTCTTGCAGATACGGAGTCCGATCCGTTCTCCAAGGCCCTGGCTCCGACGACGCCTTGTTGCTCAGCATTCGATACTTATCGGACCACTGTGAAACAGTTAGGTCAGGATCAGGCCTTAACCCTTCAAGGAATGCGTTCTCATAAACCTTTGCTCCATCATCCATCGGTCAACCTCTCCAATGCTTTACGCAGTTCTTCTGTAAGGGCTTGGTGGATAACGACAGGGTCAGTTTCGGCTGCAAATTGATTCGCCACTCGATCCGGGATTGTGTTCACAGCATCGCGCACAGATCGCGCAAGTGAGAACGCTTCCCTCCTGACCTTCTCTGCTTCGCATAGCTTCTCCTCCTTCTCCTCAAGTTCAAGTCGCGCCAGCTCCGCACGGAAGTGTTCTGACTTTGCACGCGATTCGTTAAAGCTAGGGATCTCCTGTTCCGATCCAGAGATCCTGCTGATAAGCTGCGGGATTTCGTGATTCCAGGCCGCTAACGCCGCGTCTTGGTCAAAATAAGTAACGGCACCTTTTTTCTTAAATGTCCCGTCAAGTCTGCCTGTTTTCTTTACTTGGCTGACACGCGCGGGACTAACACCAAGCAGCTCAGAAATTTGCTTCGTAGTAACTAATGGCAACCTGACTTAATAGGAAATTAAATCGACTTTACACACATTTGCGGCAGTTATGCATATATAGGTATTTATAGGGGAAATACTTGCATTTGGGTTCTCCCGCGTTTAGAGTGTCCGGCGCTGACGCTAGCCGAGAGACGGGGTCCGAAATAACC